AAGTTGCCAGATGTATCTACTACTACAGCCGGTGTAGAAGCGCCATCCTCTTGTATTATGAAACTTGTGCCTGAAGCTGGTCTTATTGCAAAAGCATTAGCACCATAAGGATGCGTTGAAGACTCTGAAAAAATTAAATGCTCGCCACCTGCACCCTCAATCGTGACGACTCCCCTGTCTGCGTCTGATCCGTCGCCTACGTGTAATGTGGTTGAGGGGTTTGACTGGTTTATTCCCAAGTTACCGCTGGAGTCGATGCGCATGCGCTCGCCCCAAGCAGTTCCGTTAAAGGTGACGAAAGTAAGTGGGTTCTGTCCTACTACACCTATAACACCCGCACCGTCTGCGGAGTCGTACCCTAAGCGGATACCTCCTGCACTTGTGCCAAAACGTCCGTAAATGTCATAGGTTGTCCCGTTGTAGGTGTAATTTGTAGTACCTACGTCTAAGCCCGTAGAAGGACTCGCCGTGCCGATGCCGACGTTGCCAGAGGAATCGATGCGCATGGCTTCGCTTAATCCACTTGCGGTTCCAGTGTGGAAAGCTAAAGCTCCTTGTCCTTGAAACGTACTTTCATTGACACTTCTAATTTTACTAACAACACCAACACCTGTTCCGCTTGGGTCATTCTGGTAAAAGTCTATGTCACCAAGAGTTTGAGCATTCGCTAACGAGGTGTCTGTATTCTCGATTCTGAAAGTTGGGGCTACTTCAGACGCGATATTTAGCAAAGTGTCTGGACTCCCCGTGCCAATGCCGACGCGATCGGTTGTGCCATCAATAAACATCATGTTATTTCCAGCACTGTCTTGGAACTTAATCCCCTCTCCAGCGGTATTAGCCTTGGTTCGCAAGGTCAGGTTGTTGTTTGCTTTGCCTTCAATTACAAAACCGTCTGTGGTTTCGCCGTGAAACTTACCAAGCTGAGTAAGACCGTCACCGTTAGTGATATTAATAGCAGTGCCGCTTTCATCGATCGTAATACCACCGTCTGAAGTCAAACCATCAGCAGTCACCGTCCCGGTTACGTCTACGTTGCCACTTGGGTTCAACCCAATTTCAATTACGGAACCACCAGAGTTCTCTGTGTACAAACGTCCATTAGTTAAGTCTACGGCAAGCTCTCCGGCTACTAAGTCAGCAGCTAGAGGTGCGCCTGAGCCATTTTTAGTAATAATCGTTGAAGGCATTATGTATTTCCTTTAGTAAGAGCCGCCGTCTAGGGAGCCTTGTATTTCGTCAAATGTTAAACCTGAACCGGAGTCAATCCATGTTGCACCGTCATACACACGCATGACACCAGTAGTTGAATTGTAGTACAGTGCACCAGTAACCAGCGGATCACCGTCATTGTCCAGTGTTGGGTCAGCAGTTTTACTGCCTAAGTACCTGTCGTCAAATGAGTCTAATGCTGACGCTGCTGAAGCTGCGCTAGTCGCTGCCGCTGCTGCACTGTTAGATGCGTTGGTCTCTGAGGTTCCAGCGTTGGTAGCTGACGTTGCAGCGTTGCTTTCAGATGTTGCAGCGTTGCTTTCCGAAGTCGCAGCATTAGTCGCCGAAGTTGACGCTTCGGAGGCTTTGGTTGTTGCTGTTGATGCGGAAGTGGAAGCATTGGTTTCACTTGTGGACGCTGCTAGTGCGCTTGCGGCTGCATTGGTTTCGCTAGTCCCGGCATTGGTTTCACTAGTTGACGCAGCGGATGCACTAGCTGCTGCATTGGTCTCGCTAGTACCAGCATTAGTTTCTGATGTTGATGCTGCTGCTGCACTGGCTGCTGCATTAGTTTCGCTAGTACCAGCATTGGTTTCACTTAGGGCTGCTGCTGTTTCACTAGCGGCTGCATTGGTCTCACTCGTGGAAGCATTGGTTTCACTAGTTGCTGCTGCAGCGGCTGATGCCGATGCTTCATTTGCTTTTGTAATGGCAGTCTGGGAATAACCATAGATCTGACTGGCGTAGGCATCGGTAGAACTGTCTCCTGAACCACCCACTCCTCTATATATCGGCATGTGTTACTCCATTACAAAAACAAAAGAGGTAAGCAGGGTACTCACCGAAGTTTTCCCCTGCTTAGATAGAAGGTCTGCTTAGTTGTTTACAGCCAGAACAAGACCCGACTCTGGGCGAAGAACCTTCACACCATAGAGCATGTCTGCAGTGTAAAGAGTACCTAAGAACTCTTGCTTGTACTGAGTCTGCGAACGTACACCAACCTGCTCAGCAAGAACAGAAGCGTCACGATGGCACAGGATAGCGCCACGGATGTCCTTGGTGTTGCCAGCGGCAGTGTTGTCAGCAGCAGTTTCGATAACGGGTACGTTGCTAGTTACGTAGATGTCTACGCCGTACAGGTTACCAATTTTGCCATTGTTTACACCACGTCCGTCTACGAAGTCAGAAGACACGTATCGGTCAATGCCCATGATGGCATTACGTAGTGAAGGAGGAATAACGAATGAACGATTGTCCATCGGTACGTCTGCGTCGTCCATCTGCTGGATCAAAGCGCGGAAGATACCGTCAGTGAACACGTCGTCGTCTTCTACAGTGTCCAGTGCATACGCAGTCAAAGCACCTGAAACATCAGGGTAGAAAGCATTGCTGTGTACCCAAGATGAACCGTTACCGTCACCGAAAGACTTACCAAGGTTGAACAGGTCGTCATCAACCTGCTTAGCCAAAGCGTAACCAGCGTCACCAGTGTAGAACTGACGCAGTGAAGCCAAAGCTTGTACTTCGGTGATGTCTTCGATCAAACGTGAGTATTCAAAGTGCTGGTCGATAGTAACTACGACTTCGCTTTCAACAGCGTTCTGAATTGTAACCGCAACGTTTTCAGCTTTAGCGGAAGCAACACCACGAGTTGGTGAAGGAATGTGGATCGTGTCACCTTTCTTGCCCTGCATACCCATCTTCTTAACGAGGTTAGCAAGTACAAGGTTTTTCTGGTAAGCGGCGATGATTTCGTCACTCCAGATTTCGGGGATAAAAGTAGCTGCAGACGTATTGTCTACTGCTCCGCCCATGGCGGGATAAGTTGAAGTAGCCATAATAGTTTTTCCTTAGTTAACTATTTGACCCGTTTCTCCGCATACGCCTTTGTGATCTCATCGGCAAGGGCAAGATAGCGGTCAGGGTCATTTCTCATAAGATTAATAATGTCCTGCCTTCTATAGATCTTTCTTGGCCCCTTCTCAGCACTTCCTCTGGCTCCTCCTGTGGACGCAGAACGTACTGTTTGTTTACGCTCTTGCTTCTCAAGGCTTGCTGTCTTGTCAACAACTGCCTTTCGTTCTTTCCACAGAGAAAACAACTCATCCGCTGCTTCATAGTCATAGTTCTGGTCTGCTTCAGCAAACAACCGTGTTCTGACTTTTGACGCTTGTATCCACTCAGCAAACTTGGGATCTTGTATGATCTCAGTCATGTCTGGGTGGTTAGCCTGTAGCTGGTTCAGTGCCGTAGTTTTCTTGTACTGCGCTGAGACCTGCTCTGCTTCACGTATCTTTGGATGATTGTCTATAGCTCTTTGGACCGCTGCATCAGGGTCTGTAAAGAAATCTACATCATCAACAGTTTCTTCTTGTTGTGGTGCATTTTGTTGTTGTGCGAGTTGTGTCTGTATGTAGGAATCTACAACCTGCCTCAGTTCACCCACTTCAGAACTCTGTCTGCCCAAGAGCTTCTCAGCTTCTTGGTGCATCCTAACTAAGTCCTCTACGGATTTACCTTGGTACTTCTCTGGTAACTCTTCTTGCTGTTCCTGAGTTTCCTCTTGTTGAGGCTCTTCAGCAAACAAGTCTTCCGTTGGTTGTTCTTCCTCCGGTGGACGCTCTTGTTGTTCCTCTAAATCTATAAGTTTAGCCATTATTAAGTCTCCGTACTCAACGTATTATGGAGTTGGTCTGTGTGAAAGGACTATTCTAAGTTTGCCTTTCGTTCTAACTTGATCTTCTGCTGACGCTGCTTAGCCCACTTCATAGTTGCACCGGGAAATTCTCCACTGATGTGGTCCAGTGAACAGCGTACTGGCGAGATGATTCTTTGGGCCATTTTATTACAAAGACCACATTGGTGTTCCGTCTCGTCGGAGGCAACTAAAGCCTCCGTAACGTGATTATCGGGACATCTGAAGTCAAAAAGTAAACGCATTAAGCGGCTTCCTCTTCTTCTGTAGACTCCTGTTCTCTTTGTTCAATGACGCCATCTAGCTGGGCTTCTAGGTTAAGGATGTTAGCCATAACCGCCAGCTGACCCTTTCTGAAGAATAAATCCTCAGCATCTTTTGTAACTTCTACCGAATTGACATTTGGTACACCGTTACGAATATCGTTGATGAAGTATTCCCAGCCTTTGCTGCGGAACATTTCCTTCATGCTACGGGTGTATTCTTCAAATTGTTGGTCGTCCATCTGTTTCTCCTCGTGGGACAGTGTTTTCTTAAGTTGTACCTTAGTACATCTTTATTATACCATAAATTTGAACAAAAGTCAAGCTTTATTTTTTAGCTTTCTTCTTCGGCTTTGCCTTAGCTTTCTTAGCCGCCTTCATACCTTCTTTGGTATAGGGGTACTTCTTACCTTTGACGTAGGGCATTATTTTTTCCTCTTTTTTGCTGTTTTAGCTGCTTGTTTGAAGTTCTTTGCACTGGGTGCACCTTTTGAACCCGGCTTTCGCATCTTCTCTCCACTTCCAGCCGCAATTCGCTTACGTTTGGCATGTATATTAGCATATAAACCTTTCTTAGCCATTACCATTTCACCTTGTTTGCCCAGTACGCTGCTGACATCTTACCTTTGCTAATGTTCTTAGCATGGCGAGCTTTAAATGACTTACGTCTGGCTTTCTCTTTATCGGTCTTAGGAT